ACCGTGAATTACCGTAAAGTTAAGTCTTTACGGTAGTTACACAGGGCTGGCTGTACGAAGTTGTACCCCTAAAGAGGTACTTATCTTCGGTACAAGCCGGTACTTGTAGAATTGTTGTGCAGACCCACTCATAAAATATATACCGAATGTTGGAAAATTATCCTTCTAAATGACCTCTTTGACGAAAGGCTATATATGCTTGGAAAGTAAATATTTCATCTTAATTTAGGTTTGAACACATAAAAAAATTGCACTCTCAATTTGTAGTTACATAAACAGAAAAATGGAGTTTCAAATTGTTGAAGTTTATAAGGGTCGATATGAATTTATCAATCTTACTCATGATTATGATGAAAATGAAGAAATTGCAGTAAGGAGTTTTATTAGGAAAGTTAAGCACGAAAAAGAGTGCGAAGCGGTTGAAGTAATATTCGAAAAATGTTTTGTTTTATGTAAAGCAAGTGATAAATCTATTCTTTTAATAGGTAATCTAACTCAAAAATCTAAAGATTATATTAAAACTCAACTTTCTTAGCTATATCTGAATCGGTAGTAGAAATAAGTTCTTTTCTTTTAATTAAAAAAACATCTTATTGAATAAGATAAAAGAAAAATGACACAAAATGGAAACAGGGTTTTATTGATGAGCATAATTACCCCAGTATTTCCCTTTGTATAGAGGAAACAATATACAATGGTAAGCCATACGATCACAAGCATGCTTGCCCGTGTGAGTGCGGATGTGGTGCAGACGCAGACGTTTTGCCCCTTTAAATATTATCATTCATAAAATCGCAGTATGAAATAAATAAGATTATTTTTTGTTTTGTAGGCATTTAAGCCAAAAATGCCCATTTTAAATCCGCAGGTGTCTAAATCAAACAACTCTGCTCGCCCGGATAGGTCCATTTTTTTTACGCCCGCTGGTGATTTGCCGATAGGCAAATTATCGGGGGGGGGAGCAGAAACGTCGAACTCCCGTGTTATTTTTTTTTATATAATGTTGACTCAACATTATATTTAAATAAAATCTACAGATATAGCGTCAACTCACTTCCTCAGTCTTGAGGATCTTCGGAGAGTCCTTCTGGGTGCCATAGGCAATGTATTTGGGCGACGGCAAATCGAACCACGACATTTGTACGTGTTTCTAGTTTTTTGCGTTTGCTTTTTCTCCGTTTGGCCAGGCATTTCTAATAATTAGAAATAAAAAAACACCAAGGCCAAAAGTATCACAGTCGCACCTTATGCGTCTTTCTACGCCCTCTTTGCTTTCGCCGCCATCGCCCGCCCATACGCGTTTCTGTATTTAATAAAAGATCCTCGTTTTCTAAAGCCTTAGTACAAAACGCCACAATTGTCACATCATTAGATAACCGTTTAACCCGCCGAAACAACCGGGCCGAAGGATACGTCTTTAAATACTCTAACACGCGTCCTTTATCAAGCAGATTAAATTCGTCAGGCGTCATAATCGCAATCACACCCTTGTTTAGCTCAGCAAGCTGTAACACCCAGTTAGGTGCGATATCGGCACAAACATCACCTCCTGTAAATTCCAAACTCTGAAAAAGTCGTATTATATTTTCAGGAAATAGATTTGGTAGCTCGGGTTCGGAATTGAAACTAGGATGCGTATTTGACCAAGCCGAATATTCAGTCACCGGTTCATCGGAAAACATCAGTGCCTTAATAATGCGTTTCAACGGGCAATCGACAGACTTATATTTTGTGTGAAATAAAAAATAATAAAAAAACGCCTTCATGTCTCTTGACCGTAAGTTACAATTCTCTAATAGCTTCCGTAAAAAGTCGTATCCTGGTTTAATCAAATTTCCACTATATTCCAAACAGGACGTTCCGAAATCTATCAACTTCATACTACCATCGCCGTCCAACATAATATTATCTGGTTTCAAATCTCTGTGATTAAATTTCAACAAGTCCCACAGAACCTGTAACAGTCTAGCTAACGCTATAATCATATGCCGCAGTAAAGCCCCGCTTGTATTTGTTGATATAACTGATTTAAGGCTAGCCAAAAGTTTTTCACTAACTAAATAATAATGTTTATCATCCCTTGCAAAGTGAAAAAATCGCGGGCAAAACGGACCACCTGTAACACCTTCGCTTGCCTTCATCACAATAATCTGTGTAAAACTTTCTACTAGCGGCCCATCTAAATCATCAAAATCCGCAACATTCATAATTTTCACAACCGCACTAAAGCCACCAACCTTTTCAGCAATAGCGTATGTTTGACCTGATGAACCTGTACCAATCAAATCAAGTAATGTAAGATCTAACACAGTCTCACTGCCTTTTTCATTAAAAATAAGCAACCGCCCGCCGCCGCCCCTTTCAGCCCGGGCAACCTTTATATCTTCGGGAAAAGGTTTACCAGTATGCTGTCTATATGTGTGAAATATACCGTACGTATGTAAATCAATATTGTCCATCTTATTAATAATATACCTTTTATTTCAATATTTTTATTTTTATATTTTTACAAATTGGAAAGGCAGAACTTTGAAAATAAAGTAAATTATAAATAGAATGGAAAAGCAATGGGTTATTGTACAATATGATAATCGTGTAATAAAAGACACTGACCTAAAATTAATTGATATAAATAAAAATTATTGTTTAAAACACGGCTATAAACACATTTTAGAAACAAAACCTTATTATATGCCTCCTTGGTGGATAAAGGTTAAATTAGTCAAAGATATTTTAAGCACAAATAACTATAAGGGTGCTTTATGGTTAGATACAGACGCCGTAATTCATAATCAAGAAATGTGTTTAGATAATCTTATTAAAAAAGACAAATCTATGTATTATAGCGGAGACGCTCCATTTTGGAATGCCGAGTTCAATGCTGGTGTATGGTTAATCAAAAATGATATTTACGGTAAGGAAATTTTGGAAAAATGGATAAATTCATATTCCCTGAAGGATTGGGCTATTGAAAATAATAAATGGATATCATCTGGTGAATGGGCAGGTTCCACCTACGAACAAGGTGCTTTCTTGAAATATGTTAAACCTAATTTTGAACAATACATGTATAGCTATCCTTGGCAGGTTTTCCAATCGTATGAGCCAGATGTAAATACATTTACATTACATTTTGCCGGCGACCTTTATGATAAATACTTACCTGCTTATATTAATCAGATATATTACAGATATTTATTTGGTAAAATATTATTGTGTTTATTAATAATTATTTTTTGTACTACAATTATATATATATATCTAATATATCCAACATATCTTCTTCGGTTTTATAAAACCCTGAAGATTTTTAAAATAACGGATGTTTTCAAATAAAGACTATCCCGACATTAAATTATTCGGGCGTTTACCGGCCAGTGCCGAAGTTAAGTACCCCCAAAGGGGGTACAACTTCGCACGGCCGTTGCCGTAAAAGTGCCATAAAGTTAAGTAATTCCCTCCAAAAAGGGGGAAGACTTAACTTCGGCACTTCACGGTACACTTGTTTGATTTAGACCCAATGGTCATTTCAAACTACAAGGGTGAGCAGGGTTGTTTGATCTGCAAAATTTAAGGTATTTTATAATTTATATTATGTGAAAACTACAAAATATCAGTTGAACAAATTGTACCGGTCATTAGCGAAGTTAAGTACACCCAACGGGTTTACAACTTCTTACGGCCTTAGGTGTGAAGCACTGTAAAGTTAAGTACACCCCCCCCCTCTGAAAGGGGTGTACTTAACTTCGGTACTTCACGGTATTTAATCAAACAACCCTGCTCGCCCGGATAGTTAATTCTGATAGCGACAAAATAAGTATAAATTGTATTCGTCGTGGCGTAAGCAAGACTGCGAATTAGTACTGTGCTTAAGATATAACGAATACAAACCAAGATGGTTATTAAATTTTAATCCTGTTGATAGAAGGATATGTAACTATTGTTATATAGATTATCATAGTTCGGTGTATTTTGAAGTTCAATATTCTGATAAAGAAAAAATAAATCATACGGTGGGATGTTCGATCCTGTATATAAAAAATGGCATGTAGATTCATATAATAGAAACATGAAGTATATATTATCTAAATGGAAAGAATGGGATCCGCGTTAAAAACATTATTAGATGACCCTTACGACCGCTTCCCACAATGCGACGAACATCCACCGGCACAGAATTCTTCCCTCTTAAAACCAGTTTCCTTCGCACAACACGTCGCATTATGTTGGTCCTTCGCCCCAGCTAGCTTAGCCCCAGTCACCGGATCATGATACTGCCCGCAGAATTTCAGCCCACAGCCCCAACACCAAGTCTTCCCACACCCAGCCCCCACTACAAACCCCTTCTTCTCATCAAGTCCACACGAAAAAATATAGGCACACGCATTGTCTTTTAAGGCTCAGCGTTGGCACCACGGACGGTTTGAAAATTAAAGATATTTCTTTATTTCTGCCTTTGTTTAGACCAACGAACATTTCAAACCGGCACTTTACCCAGGTAGATAGTATGTAGAAATCCACTTCCCATCCACCTCGCATTCGCACTCTTTCCATCCGTTTGAGTACTTACATCTATCAGTTCTGTCAATGCTATAGTGTTTTACTGCGAAACCATTCAAAGACTTATAGAAATTTCCGTCATATACGATTCCATTCCTTGAATAGTCATATGTGCCAATCCAAGTCTTGTTAATACCAATTGTATGGCGAATGCGTTGTCCGTTTGTAAAGGACTTAGCCATATCACGACATCCTTTTGCACCAGTCGCCTTGACTCGTGGTGCTGACTCTGAAGAAGATTCCTCTTCCTCTTCCTCTTCCTCTTCCTCTTCCTCTTCGCAAGTTTCAGCCCACATTTCGCCGTCCATTAGGTCAAAGAACTTGCGAACTTCTTCCTGTGAAACTCTAAAGAACTCCCTGCGAGGATGGATGCGGTCAGTATATTGCTCCAGAAGAGTATGAAGCGTCTTTTCCTTTTGGGAAGGATTAGATACCTTCTTAGCGAACTCAATCTTATATGGTGTAGGGGGTCGCTAAGTATCAGACGCATTTGCCTCACTCAATCTTGCTTCAGGCGTTCTCTCGGTCATACCGACTTTGAGAATACCTGGCATTGATGGGTTTGAGAAGCAGTAGATATATCCGTCAGTCATTTTGGATATTTCGGTTTTGTTGATGCCGAACGATTCGTTTTACTAGATTCAATTTTTTGCGAAGTGCCGCTTTGAAATGTTCGTTGGTCTAAGACTGACATAAATCTTTCCAAAATTGACATATAATCAAAATCCCAAACAAACAAATAAATAATGTCAATAAATCTGAGTCACTTTCTTCTTGACAAGAACAGTTTTATTCGTATGCGTGATAATGACGTGTATGCCAGCGATATGGAATACGAAACCTTCAGAATTTGGAATTTAGAGTGTATTGCCACACTTACAGATGCGGAGCATAAATGGACTGTAGAACTTTGTAAACGAATCCATAAAAATAAGATTTCATTGATGGATGCGGAGTCCTGTGCCGTTTTCAGCGCCCGCAATATCTATTTTGACAGAAATAAGAATCTATGTATTACTAATGCACGCTGAAAGCAATAGGCCATCCGTCTGACTTTCTAAATCTACACACACACACACGCACACGCACACGCACACGCACACGCACACACGCACACACACACGCACACGCACACGC